TAGCTTGACCCCAGCTAAACCGGCCCCATCCTGAAGATACCGACATGGTCGGCCCCCTATGCTAATCTGATTATTGCGGCTGTAGCGTCGTTTGTAGGAAACTCAATTTTAAATGTTCCATTACTTGCTGTTTTATCACCACCGAATGCTATCGCACAAACAGCATCAGTTGTGCTTGAACCTGTGCCTGTTGTTGTATTATATATTAATGCAGCATTTGCTGTGAAAGAAGCTGATGTGTAAGTTACGTCACTAAAATCTGTAAATGCAGTTGTGCTAGTTAAACCAACTCCTGTTCTTGTTAGAGTTTCACCACCCGCTACGTATGCTGTTCCCGATGTATTTGTAATTTCTTCTGATGTTGAATAATCTGTTGTAGAAGCACCTAAAGTTGCAGAGCTATCATACAATGCTAATTTAAAAGTATCACCACCTGATGATGAAAAATTGTGTTTACCTTGTAAAAGTTCTTGTTTAAAACTAGAACATATTGCTGATGTATTTGCCATAATTTATTCTCCTAAGGGTTTACCGATCTAACCGGTATACGAACAGCGCCATCTGTATAGTCATCTCTTCGTCTTCTACCGACTTGCTCATTAGCAAACTTCTGTACCTCTTGTTTATATTTATTTTCATATAATGTCAACATATCTACTGGTCCTTTTAAAAACCCATATGCCTCTGATAAACAGCAATATAAAAGCCCATTTGGAAAATTAAGGCTAAGATAATTAGTATTACTACCTTCTAAAATACCAGGCATTTTATTAAAATGTATTCTAGCTAAATAATTTGTGTTTGGGGTAGGAGATAAAAATATTCTACCTGATGTCGTATCTGTATTTCCAGTTGCACCTCCAAAAGAAGCATAATATTTTGGTTTACCTTGTGCCGCTGCTGTTCCTGTTACATCTTGGTATTCTTGTAAATAACTCATATCTTTTTTTTCTAAAAAAGTATTTGCACCAGTTATTACTGAATTAGAATCATATACTTGAATAGCTCTAATAAATAAACAACCCGCAGGAGCATTAATAGTTTCTTGACCTGCAACTAAATTAATTTTTTGTTGTTTTCTATCAGCATCGATAGGAACATCTCTCATTATTCTATATTGAGAATTTAAAATTATATTTTCACAAACAGCATCTGTTAAAACATTAGAGTCTGTTTCCGTATAACTTCTAATTTGCGTTATTAATCCTGATGCACTTAATCCTGACATTATGCTGTTGCCTCCCTACAATCTTCACAATTATTTCTATATCGTCTGTGACCTGCACAGTGTTTTAATTCTTTTAATTTTCCATCAATTTCAACATAAAGTTTAGTATCTGGTTTTCTTGAATGTAACATCACTTCATGAGGATCCATTTCTTCTTTAGGTGTAAACCAACCTTTAATTATATTTATAATATGTTGTATCATGCGCTTACCGTTACGGGCCCTGCTGATGCAGTTCCGCCTCCTCCTGATTCACTTATACTAGATGTTGTGCCTGTTGCAAAGGTATAATTATCATCATCTACTTTTGTAATTGTATACCCTGATGATACATTTATTGTTGCTGCTGCAACACCACCAACTAAAGCTGCATCTCTAAATCTAACTGTATCTGATGTTGACCTACCATGATCTGGTTCATTAACAGATATTGTAGTTGATCCAGATGTTGTTGTGAAAGCATTTAAAGGTAAAATATTAGGGACAGCAGTTTCTGTTCTATCGGGTCTAACATTACGTAAAGATATAGAATCGCCATTCATGGGTTTTGGTTCTAATTGTGGTTGCTTTGGTTCAAATTCTGATACATGTACAAATGATCCATTCCATTCTCTAACCATTTCTTTATATGGAAACTCCATACCTGATCTATCAGAAATTGCTTTTGCGTATTTACCTGTTGCATACTTTGCCATTATGTTCCTGGGTAATAAGCTTTAGGCGTAATGTATGTGCTTGAAGCTGACCCATCCTCCGCTAACGCTCTAGCTAATTCATCTTCATAATATAATTTCATAGCTTGAACTACTTGTGGTTGATATTTTTGTGCAAGATAAAATGCTAAACCAGCAATCATACAAGGAACAAATCTAAATGGTACGTCTGTTGCATTTGTATAATCACCTACATCTTGTATTCTTTTTATATAATAGAAATGCATATCTTTAGATGCATTAGTTGAATCTGGTGTTGGATAAACATGTAATCTAACTTTATCAATAAATCTTTCTACCCAATATTGATTGGGTGTACCTTTTGATAATTTGTTAGAAAAACCTGCATAAGTAGATCTATCTACTTTTGTCATAGGACTATCTGATTGATCTGTTTGAGTTCTATTAGATCTTAATTGTGCTTCAAGAACATCGGATATTCCATAAACGTTTGCTGGTGTAGAGGTAGCACTTGTACCATCATCACTAGATCTAAAAAAATCATAGTCTGATTGTCCTTCAATTAAATCTAAATTAAGTTCATCTATTTCCCAATAGTGAATACCTCTATTGCCCCATTCTTGAAACAAAATATTAAGAGATCTTCTTGCAGATTTAAGTTGATAACCAGAAACGTTATTTAATCCAATACGTTCAAATGCATCTTCTACTATCTCATCAATAGCAAAAGTTTTATCGAACGTTGCTGTTCCCGAAGTAGTGTTAGCCATTTAAACTCCTAGCCAGTATAACCGATAGTAACAGATGTAACGTTAGTCATAGTAGCATGAACACCATTATCAAATCTAATACCATTTCCTGGAACATAGATATCTAAACCTTCTGTTCCAAAATCAGCTTCGAAAACTTTGTCCCCTGTGCTACCAGATGAAATATCTCTTAATATCAATACAGAAGAAGCTACACCATTTCCTTGAATGTAAGTTATTCTACACGGTCCTAAATTAACAGAACCTCCAGAAATAGTTTTTACCTGTCCTGTGCTAGCTATATTTGTAAACTTTTGATCTGAACTCATATTTGTTTCTCCTTAAATTAAAAGGTGGGGCCGAAGCCCCACACTAATTATTTATTACGCTGCAAATGCGAACGCACCTTTAACTGCTAAAGGATCTTTAGCTGAATCAAGGCCAACGTGCCATAAACCTTTTGTTGTGCAAGAAAAGTATAAAATACTTCCTATTGTAAAAAAGTTTGTAGTTGCATTAGCTGCAGTGAAAACTAACTGACCTTCACCTGCTGTTGATGTATCGTAAGAAACATTATCAGCTGCTCTAGTTTCAATTAAACTACCAGTAACCCATGCATCAGTTGTTAATGCATCAAAAGTTAAAGTGTTTGTTCCACCTGTTGTATCTACTCTTTGAACGTAAGCTACTCTTGTTCCTGGTGTAGCTGCTGGTAAAACCATTGAACAAGCTGCTGCGCCTGTAAAGTTTACCGTGCTAACTTGGTCTGCTGGTAAAGCAACTCCTGAACCTGCAGAAACTGCAGCATGAGTCATACCAACGAAATCAAATTTAACGTTTAGGTAGTTTGTTGTAAATGCACCTGTTGTTGCATTTTTTGTTACATGTTGGTAACCCGCTTCCGATCGGACCGGTCCCGAAAATGTAGTGTTTGCCATAATTATATCCTCCTAGTTTCCGAACGTAATCTCTAGGCCGTCGACTATACTCGTTTACGTTCTAATTAATTGTATAGTGATAAAACTATATACTAGATTTGAGTAGAGCGCAAGAGAGCCTGTAATGTGAATTGAATTTATTCAACGATGTAGCTTTTTTATTAAGTAGCTACAGAAACTTGAGGAGCTGCATCTTCTATTTTATTTTTCATATGAGCTTTTTCTGCTTCAGCTGCTCTTATGTGGCTAAGAACTTCTCTGACTTTTCTGTCAATCTTAACCATGTTGAGAGTATATCTACCCTCTTTCAGATGCTCCTGCTCCCATTCTAGATCCAATACTCTCTTGTGAGAATATAGGTTTTCCAGATGTTGCATTATCGCCTCCATTAATAACTTCCTCATAAGTTATTCGATTTACTCTTGGATCCATCATTTCTCCAAGATACTCCCATTTTATATCAGATTTTCCTAATCTGTCAATGATAGCATTTTCTATGTCTATGGGACCGTCTAAAGACTCTATAATAAAATCTGCGTGATATTTGTAAGCGTGTATTAAAACTCTAAATTTTTTCATTTTCTCACCGTTAATAATAAATGGGGCCGTTTTAAGGCGGCCCCATAAAATTTACTGATTATGCACCAGCGACGCCAAAGATACCTCTGAAGTCAGATACTCCAAATGAGTATCTTTCTCTAGCTTTGTATCTAACGTTACCAGTATCAAAGTCACCTTCCATTGCAGTTGTCAATGGAGCTCTTGTGAACATTTTCATACCATTTGGTACGTCTGTAATGATGTAAAACGCATCAGCATCAGTTAGGTAATTGTTCACTCTGTATCCTTGAGGAACCATTCCCATTGAAACGATTGCGTTGATATCATTGTCAGCTGTTCCAGTTCTACCTTGAGATTTCATCAATCTCTCAGCTGTAAACTGAAGCTCAGAAGGAATGATCATTTTCAATCCTCTTGCTGCAATTCTAAGTCCTCTTTCATCAGTCATTTTCCCGATTTGAATCATGGAATTTTCTAATGAAGTCTCGTTAAGGTCAGATTGAGTGTCTAATGTATTTTTTACATCAGGTCCAGTCAATGCTGGGTGATCGACAGCAAATAATGCTTTTCCATCACCA